GTTTCAACTGATCCATCAGCTTCATTTAATTTCTTTTTAAGATCATCAATATCCGCTAAAATCTTTAGCGATAAGGTTCTGGTATCTCTAGCCATTATGCCCACTTATCCAATATGCGATTGTAAGCAGCTTCCCACTTATTGATTAATTCAGGCTGAATTCTGCGAAGGGTTGGATAAATGAACCATCCACGCGATCCACGACCCTGCCTTCCTGAATAACTAGGGAATTGTTTGAATTTATTTGAACCAAACTCAAGACCACCCCATAAAGTTTGCGTAGTAGCACCACCTGAAAACTTTTGGCTTGCAAATCCGTATTTGAATTCACCGATCTTTGACGATTTAGATATGCGAACTCCGTCTGCAACTCTCCGAACCGCTTTGCCTGATTTTGTTCGTGTTGTAGCTGTTTGTTTAATTTCATTTGCAGCATAAGTCGCCAAAGCAAAAGATTCAGTTCTTGCTTCCTCTGTGGCTTGGTCATCCATCGCTTTGAAAGCTTTAAGAATATCGCGCAAATCTGAACGACTATAAGCAATCGTTTCATTTGCCATACCTTTGCTCCAATACTTCTATTGCTGTATAAATATCTTCTGTTTCAACCCATTCGCTCATTGGAATTTGTGTGGCTATTGCCAACTCAACCAATAATCGGCTTACGCTTCCTGCTGGATGACTTTTGGGTCAGCATCACCAACTTTGGAAACAATTTCTGCAACTGTGTCCATCCAAATCTCAAATGGTTTAATCGGTTTGCCAGCATTTTCTCTTTTGTTAGCATTCCAAGCTAAAAACATCAAATCCCAAATTCCAAGTTTTTCTTTTGCTTGGCTTATGGTATTTCCTGTTTCTCGCTCCCATTTTGCCCACTCAGGGGCTTTAGCAATATAAGTTACCTGTTCCCCTGAGTTATATGTAATTGTCAGTAATAAATTCATTTGTTTGCTCCCGTTTGCTTAATTAACTAACTGTTAATGTTGGCTTTGCTGTGCATTGTAAAGTAAAAGTTACTTCCTGTGCATCTTTACCACTTCCGTTTGGATTAGGAAAAGATGGATACAGATTACCTGTAAATACAGCACCAGTTGCAGCCGTAAATGTGTAAGCCAATGCTGTATCTGGAGCAGTTGCAGCTTTATCCCAAAGCAATTCGCAAACTGAGAATGTTGCTCCACCCGCTGATGCACCCCAATCGGCAAGAATTGTCAAATCGATTGTTGCATCATAATCGATTGTTTTGAATACACGACCATCAAGAGTTTCATACGCTTGACGATCCAATGTTGTGTTTAATGCTACTGATAATGCTTGGGCATCATAAGACTTACTATCGATAGTAAGGCTCAAATCTCGCCCTGTTACAACTGTTGTTGGCACTTTGATCTCCTTATGTTTGGTTGTAGTAAGTCGAAACCCTAATATCTGCAATTAGCAGAGTTGATGCTCCTACTTGACTGACTGTTGGTCTTTCAACTGAACTGACTTCATATCCATTTGGGATAACTGCCAGAACACTCATTATTAATTGCTCGATGTTGTCGAGCGATGCTGGATTGCTATTATAAGCAACTGCAACTGTAATCGTCATGTTAATTTTGCATTTAATTACAGATTTGTTGATTAAATCAAATTCTAAATATGGTGAATCTGGAACACACACAACAGCTGGTGGAATTACTGACTCTGGAACAAATGAATAAACATTTCCTGCAACACTTGACAAAGCAGTTGCCAATGGTGTGCGAATTGATGACAAAATTGTTGATGGCATTTATTGAGCCATACTTTCAACATCTAGGTAAGCACCTAATAAGCCAACGCAACGATTAAATAATGATCGACCCATTCTAAAAGGTGTAGCTGTGAAATCGACACCTTCTATTTGTCCTCCTGCTGCAACTCTTGATTGGAATACTTCGACTGCGACAACATAGACAGCTGATTCAACACTCTTGTTTCCAACATAAGTTGATGCGCCAGAAAGGGTTGCAGTTCCGCTTGGTATAACATTTGCCTCATCGACATCGGCATTTGTGATACCAGCTTCAAAGGTAGTTGCAGTAAGGTTTGTATCAAGAACAGTTCTTGTTCCATTGTAAGGGCTTCCGCATCCTGCGATGACGACTGATTGTCCTTCGGTGAATTCATGAATTCCAAGTGTAGTGAAAGTGGCGACATTATTAGTCAGCGACACTTTTTGAACAGGGCTTTTGAATGTAACAAGCATTGGCAGAATTGTGTTTTCTGCGGTGTCAATTATTCCGTTTAAGTATGTGTCATCATAAAGAGCAGACGACACACCAAGCACACTTCTCAACTGACTGGCAGTAATAATGGTTGGCATGTCGTCCTCTCTTAACTCCCATTTATAGCTGCCTGAGATCGGGAGCAACCTCAGGCATGACCTATTAGGTTAGGTTAAAGCGGCGAACTCCACCTGCGACCAAAACGCCACAAGCTAGGTATCCGTAAAGCATTGTTTCGATCTCACCACTTATCACAACATTTGTTGAAAGTTGTAGTGTTGGTGATTCGTAAATTGCAACAGCTGATGGAACTACAATAAATGCAGATTCATCAATTGAAGTTGAAACAGCCTTATTTGAAACATAAAGATCAAGACCCATTACATTTCCACGAAGGCTTTGTGTTGATGCTGAACCAGCAGCATTTTGTGGCTGTGATGCTGAGAAAATTGGACGCTTGCTTGAATCTTGAGCACCAATTAAAAGACCCCATTGGCTAGTTCCAGCAATATAGCGTGTTGCTAACTCACCTGTTGCCAAGTAAGCAGCTGGAGCTTCTGTCTTAACATAAGCAACAATTCCATCAACAGTTGCATCTTGCGCTGTTGCTTGTGTTCCACCAGCAGTAAGAGCTGCAATTACAGCAGCTTCAGTTGCACCAGCATATTGACGGCGCATGTTTTCAAGCATCGCATCATAAAATGATGGATCTGCGCGATCAAACAACTCAACTGAGTAGCGTTGTAATCCAGCGTATTTCTTGACAGTTAAATCAACATAGCTTGAAACAATTCCTGTTTCACTTGGAGCACCACCTTCAGCAGTTTCTGCAACTGATCCGTTAGTTGTAATCTTTGGAACTGAAACCTGCATTCCTGCGTTTGGCAGTCTGCGTGATCCGATTGCATCAATTGCAGCGCGAGATCCAATTGCTGTATCAACAACAGTTGAAACATATTGAATTGGCTTAAATGCTGGATTGGTTGTGAAAGAATCATCAGCAGCTGTTAATGCTTTTGCTGACTCTGCTTTTGCATGAGCAACATATTGAGCAGAATCAAGATTGCCCATTGATGCTTTGATTGAGTGCTCTAAATAACGAGCTTGTGAATTGATTGGTGAGCGTGGCTTTGTATAAGCAACTGGTTGAGTTGCTGCTACTGCCACTGGCTCAGATTTTGCAGCTTCTACCGCTTCGGTGGCGATAGGAGCTTCTGAGTTAGTGTCAGACACTTTTTCCTCCTGATTTGTTGTTTGCTCCTCAGCGGTTGCTTCGGAATTTTCTGGTTGCTCACTTGCAGCGATTTCGCTAACGCGAGCTGATTGAATGGCAGGTTCAGCGACCAAACTGACCTCCATAAGCCTAGATGCTTTAACTTGCATTACGCCTTTGTTGGTATCCCAGTCATCAACGACTACACCAACACTAAATCCATCGCGTAATCCTTCAGCTGCTTCCAATAATGAATCATCGCCAGCAATTGTTCCTGCAACCTTAAATGTTGCCTGAATGCCAGCATCATCAGCTGTAATATCTACTAATTTGCCAATTGGTCGCGTGCGATCATGCTCTAATAACAATTTAACTGGTTTGCTAAAATCAATGCTGTCTTTTTGAAATACTGTTGCTCCAGCACTTGTCATTCCTTTTTCATTCCAACTTACAATTGTGCCAGATATTGTGCGCTTGCGATTATCGGCAGCGGTAAGTGTTATTGGAAAGTTGATCTCTAGTTTTGTACTCATCGGATCAAGTCCTCCTCTTCTTGTATTTGCTCAATGCTCATCGCACCGATTCTGTTTAGTATTTCATAAACTTGCGCTCGCTCTAATGCAGATCCACGCAAGAAATCATCAATATCAAATCTGACTTCAACACCATTTGGCACAAAATCAGACATTGATAATCTTTGTTCAATTGGTGTGATAACTGTTCTTAATGAAAAGTCAATAAGTGCTTTTCTTTCAGCTGTCATATTACTATAAGTCATGCTTGTTGTTTCAGCACTTAAGAAACTAGCAGGAATGCCGGCAGCTCTGCTCAATTCCAAACTTAAGTATTGTCTAGCCTCATTTAATTGTAATTTAGCAGGATCAAATCCAAGTGTTTGTAATTCAACATCGGCATTTAAGAATGCGGTTGATCTTGTTGATCTACTTGCTTTCCATGATTCTAATAATCTTGTAATTCGCTCTGGAGTTAAATTTGTGCCATTTGATTTTAACACCATTGTAGGAACTGGCTCTTTAGCGTATAATTCAGCAGCTTTTTCTAATTCCAATGCAGCTCTGATTGTGCGACCTGCGCGATTTAATAATCCTTCATCAAGTCCATTAAATACAACTAAACTTCCAATTCCATATAATGGAACTTCTTGTCCATCAACTCTGTAAAATAAAATTTCAGTTTGATTTGCATTTAGTTGATAAGTTACACGATCAGGCGAAACTCTTGTCCATGCTCTAACTCTTGCGCCATCAGATTCTGAATAACTGTCTAAAACTTGTCCATAAGCAAATCCTGTAAATAATAAATCTTCAGCGATCCAAGCATAAGTTGCTGATCCTGCAATTCTTGAATCTGGTTGCATAATTACGCGAGATGGTCGTAAATGCTCTTTTGTGAAATGATTATAAGTTTCAATTGGTAATGATCCAATTGTTGAACAAATTATGTTTCTAGCGCGAGCAACTGATGGAACTGACATAGCTTGTTCCCTTGTAGCTGTTTGGCTGCCATAAAGCATTCCACCAATTGCAGCTTGTAAATTATATGGCGCATAAGAAGCAGCCACATCTGTTGTTAGTGTAATTGTCTTATTTGTAATAAAACGATCTAATAATCCCATTGGTATAGATTATACCATTAAGTCCGATTTATGCTATTTGTATGTCAATTTCTGTTTCAGGTTGTGTCGCAAAATATGTAACCAAACTAGAAGCCACAGCTGCACAAACTGCAACTTTACTAGCCCGCCTTCCGATGATCCATGCCCCATCCCCATAAGGCAATTTTGCAGCGGAAAGTGTTTGCTGAGTCAGTTCGTCTTGACCAGCATGTTGTAATCGATGGGAATTGATTGCGCCTAACCATCGATCGCAACTTTCAGCGTATATCGCCCCATCCATATCTGTAATAGGAATTCCAGCAGGAACTAACCGACTTGCAACGGCTTGTGCAGTCCTTTTGGAATAAGCGACAGTCTGAACATTGTATTTTCTAGCATAAGGAGCTAAATCATTTGCAATTGCCAAATCATTTAAGCTGTAATCATTTGACCATGTATGCAGTAATTGTAAATAAAATCTTTCGCCACTTAATTTTTGAGCAGCTACTAAAGCGGCATGTTTTCTATCAGGCGACAAATCAAGTCCAAGCCAAGTCGGTTTGTCAGGGTCTAGTGGTATAGCATCAACTTTGCACAGTTCCCACTTCTGCGGATCAATTGCGCTGTTTATTGTATCGACCCATTGAGTTAATAATTCTGTTCGCACAATATCCTGCGGATCATTAATTGCAGCTTTAATATTATCGGGATGTATTGTCTTTCCTAATGACGGGTTGGCTTGAGCAAATGCTTGCCAGTTAATATCACCTGACGGAAGGGTAATCGGTGCATCAGGCTCGGCACTCCACTCAAACCAACCAATCGGATCGTTGGTAGTGGCTGAAACCAACGCCCTCTCACGCAATTTGTTTAATACGACAGAATGCTGATCGCCAGCCGAGCTATAAACCCAAACCTGTGGATTCTTAGCACTCATCATTGAATAACGCATTGATGACCAAGCTTCCTCGTCTTTATATTCACGCAACTCGTCTAAATGAATACACTCTGGCTTGCTCAAACCTCTAGCTGCATTGTTGGCAGCCTTTACAACAAATCGTCTATTGCCAAACAGCTCTATTTCCTCAGCACCATGTTGCCAGCGTATCTTTTTAACTTCTTTTTCTAGTTTATCGTTTTGTTCAATCAAACTTACAATCTGTCTGAATGTTTCTAGTGATGTTGTAAGCCTGTGAGCTGATGCAAGTTGTAATCCCTCACCCCAAACAAACATGCCAGTTAAGATTCTAAGCATCATTAATGTTGACTTTCCATTCTGCCTAGATAGGCACAACCCGATTTCAGAATGATGCCAACGACCATCAGGTTTAACTTTGTGAGCGTTAATTGCCACAAACTTTTGCCAATCCATTAGTTCCATGCCGATCTCAGCTGCAAAATCGATCAATTCTTGACCTTTTGATGGTAAATCATTGAGTTTTGAGTGAATACGCGGTGTTTGCACACCTCCTAAAGTCGATTCAACCAGATGCAGTTCGCTCATGTCCGATTTATCCTTTTTTAGTCATGACTGGTCGGATCGTGGCTGATCGAAGTGTTTCGTGGGTTAGAAAGCAACAGGGGGGTCGGTGGTGTCGGTGTGCTCACAAAAAAACGCCCACCCTTGCGTGAATTGCAACTAACACACAGAGTTTGTAAATTTGACGGCTCATCAGTACCACCCAATCGTCTAGGGATTATATGATCGACAGTCAGCTTTGATTCTGTTCCACATATCTGACAACATTGATCTCTGTTAATAATCTTAGCTCTTATCTTACGCCATCGATCTGTGCTACCTGTGCTGCGTAGTGCTGATCTAGCCATCAATACCATCCTTTAAGTTTATGGTGTGCGAGCGCAGCGCAAGGATTAGAATACCTTGCTTCAATATATTTCAATTGCCAATCAATCTGTTTATATCCATTAACTTTTTTAAGATACTTTGATCTGCCTTGAGGAATACCATAATGACTTCCATTCTTGGCTTTTGGATTCCATCTTGATTCTTTGTAATTTAATTCATCTAAACAATAAAACTCATCAACATTATTTAACATAATAAAAGCATATTGTCTGTAATGATTAGTCTTATGAATAACTTGAGATTCAGCTCTTTCAAGGCTACTCATTTGTGCTACAAATAGAGCGAGCCCAACTAGCGTGCACCTTGCGAGCTTACCGCAGCGCGGCTCGCCTTTTCGCCTTGAGGGCGAATGCGTCCTAGAGCGTATCATATGACTCCAAATCTATTAACAAAACCGCAGGTCAGACGGCGTGGCGTTGTGCCAGAGCATCTGCCATTCCATTACTACCCGGAAACAAATCATCCAATTGATCTCCTTCTTGATAGTTTAACAAGTCCAATATCCACAGATTAAATACTAAAGGCTTTGCACCCACTAACCCTTTACGCATAGCAATAGAACTAGCCATCCAATCTCTGACCATAGGCTTGCGTTTATTGTCTTTACGACCACCAAATAGCAAAACAGCTTCCCAAGCATATTGAACAGTTGTGGGTCTTATTTGATGAAATGTCTTAATCCAAGCACAAATACGAATATCATTATATTTAATCATCCATGACAAATCAGCAGGATTACATGATAAAGCCCATCCATCAGGATATTGAGTCATTAAGCGATCAATCAAATCCCAATGCGCTTGCTTGCCATCCCAAACTTCAGCCTGATCATGCAATTTGCCATAATGTTTCTTGCCTTGCTTAAAATATGGTGGATCAGCGTAGGCGAACTTCATTTAGATTTACCAGCCCATCCATCGCCCTTAAATGCAATTGCCGGAGCTGTAAATATCCTTGCCATAGCGATCTTGCATCTAGGACAATTCATACCGCCATCATCCTCTTTGTAAGTCCTATGGACAGATCCATAAGTACCGCATTCTCTACAGCTGTATTCGTATGTTGGCATTATTTAGCTCCAATTAATTCGCATGTGTGGCATGCTTTGGCTGCAAACTTCCACATACCACACTTTTCGCATCTAGCAATATCTGAGTCAGGAACATCCAATGCTTCAACGACATTCTTGACTCCCACACATCCGCAATCCATACATTGGTATAGCTTGAAACCATCTGGCATATCGGTAGCGTCAAGCCATAAGAATTCTGTGTCGCGTTTGCAACCATTACATTTGAATCTAGTTGGATTCGTCATAATTGATTAATTCGTGGCATTTGAAACATGTGCCATCCTTAAAAATTCGGTCATCATTGCATACTTCGCATTTAATAATCGATTCCTCTAAATGAACACCATTATCATCCATGACAACTTGCAGTCCTTTTCCGTTTATGAAGGCTATGTATCCCATCACTCAACCCCTTCAAAAAACCATTTGCCATTGGCTGTAATCTTTGCCCATTTAGCATGCTCGGTGACTTTGCCTTTGCAGACATATCCATAATAAGGCTTACCTGTCTTAGATATGCCTTGCTTAAGAATATGACCATGCTCGCAAGCAGGTGGCTCATTTGGAGTTGATGCACCAATTTGATCTACAACCTCAGCAACTGACCAAGTTTGCGGATCATCTTGTTTATTTTCAACTGCAAATGAAGCTCTTAAAGCATCCTCAACAGCTGCTGATCTTGACCCTGCTGACCCGTAGCGTCTTTCCTGTAATTTCTTTTCGTAAGTGTTTGGCTCGGCATTATTTACCTTAGCCATTTCCTCTCTCGAAGCGCGTTTGCCTTTAGTTGCGAAACCAGCATTTGCGAGCGCACGACCGATCGCTGAAGTCTCACAATTCTCCAGTGCAGAAGTGCTATTAACACCCTTCTCTGTAATGTTCTCAAAAGCAAGGCCAGTCGCGCACGGCTTGGCGTCTGCTTCCGTCTTGAATAATTTAGCAAATACAATGAATCGAGTGTTTGATGCCTCGACAAGCTCTGTTTCCACTCTGGAATCTGGGAATTTGTCATGCCATTTTTCCAATCTACTTTCTACTGTTTCGTAATCGTTTAAGTTAAACATTATTCCTTCCAATCAAAGTCATTGTCTTGCATGGCTTCATGGCAGGTTTTGGCAATTGCCAAATATGCAAGTGCGTCTTTGTAATGATCGTCAATTTCTGGACTTTCCACACTCCTACTGATCTTGACAAGTGCCATCGCAACCGCAACTTGATTTGGTGTGATCGGATAACCAAGATAAGCAGACCAAAGCTGCGCAATACGCGAATGCTGTGGCATCGGATGACCATATTGCGATCCGCGTGCGTGGATAAGACTGATGGCATCATCAAATAGTTGCTCAGTTTTTGTCATAATCAAAAACCTGATCTAACTTCATGGCTTGCACTTTAGCTTGATGATCTAGGCAAGATTTCCAGCCAGCTGCTCTGCCAGCCCAATAACCATTCTGATATTGCTTATCTAAACGCCACTCATCAATAAAATAAATAATCATTCCAGCAATACCTGCCAGAATCATCCAATAAATTGCATTTTCCATTTGTTGCTCCCGTTCCGCAAAACATTTGTTTGCGTTGGGATTAGTATGAACCTATTTACAGACAATCTTTACATTTCTTTGCGTGTCTTTTATAACAATTAGATAACGCTAATATCCTCAAAATCGTCGACATGATCATCAATCGTCCGATCCCGATAATCGGTTTCACGCCCCATAAGTCCTTCGATTATATGTAAATGATCCGTCATGATTAACTGGAATCAGCTCTACTTGATGGCCTCTTTTGCCAAAACTTAGGACTGTAAAGCCCATATTCCAATCGGCTGAATTGTATTTTAGGTAACTAGCCTTGCGCATATCCATCAAGTGGCCAGCCTCAATGCCCCAAATCGTTGAATAACGGCCATTTAAGCCAGTTTGGTGTCGGACTGCACCCTGCCTATGCGAGTGCCCGCAAACCACGCTATTAGCCCATTTCTTGGCCAAATTAAGGCCTGTTATACCTGCATGCTTGGACATATTGCCTTCGTCGCCATGAGCCAAGTACCAGCCTTTTTCAAACTCGTAGGCTCTCTTATGGAATCGTATGCCTAAGCTGCTGAAATCCATGAATTTGTCATAAGCCAATTCAGGCAATCCAATAAGCGATGGCGCACCTTTTAACAAAGTCTGGTAAATGCGATCTGTGTGATTTGATCTAACAATATCGGTAGTTCCTAAATCGTAAAGAATCTCTTGGCCTAACTTGCGTTCCTCATCAAGTGTTTCAGCAAACTCTAACTTTGTGCCTTTTGCCCAACGCGACTGACTTCCGAGATCCATTTCATCTCCAACATTTAATACATAATCAAATTTCTCATGCCTAGCCATCTTAATTAGGTTGGAGACAGCTCTTGAATGGTGAAGGGGAATTTGTAAATCTGGCGTTATTAAATACCTGCGGTTGGCTTTAATCGTCATCCTCATCGTCAGTTGGATCTATGGAAGGAATAATCCCGCCATCGCCTACGATCCAATCAGGAAATGTTTTATGTTCAGTCATAAGCCAAAAAGCATGTTCAGGCGTAAATCCTGCTTTTCTAGCTGCTTTATAGCATTCATGCAAAGCCATGTAATGTTGATCGATTTTACTTAATGGCTCAGGAGTGTGGCGAACTACTCTCCGATTAACCTTTTTGCGTGGTGTGCGTTTTCGTGTGTTCGCCATGATCAAATTATGACTTACTAATTAAAATAAATAATTCATCAACACGCTGTTCAAGTCGATTTAACTGATCCTTCATTGAACTGCCACCATTTGGACGCAATTCGTTAAGCCAACCTTTAATAAGAAAGCGCAGACCCAACAACAAACTTGTTAATACGGCGCAAACGCCAGCGGCAAAGCCAGCCCATTCTGTCGGTGTCATTTTTCACTAAGGCCATAATCTACTTCGCTCCCTGATTTTGGATCTAACGCCTTTGCTATTGGAGCAACAATTGCACCAAGCAAGGTTGCATAAGCTGGATGAATGTCAGCCACTATTGCTAAAGCAACTGTTATTCCACTAGCTGCGACAGCTCTCAAATATGATTTAATTGCTGCTTTGTGTTTTTTCGATAGTTTCATTAGTTGCCTTTCAGTAGTGGGATGTCGAACTTCTCGCCAGCTTGATTTGGCTTAAAAGAAATATGGATGTGCTTATGATGGGGATTTATCCCACGATATTTTCTAAATTTCCAAAGCGACTTTGCTGATGCAATTTTACCAGCATGGATCACATACAGAATACGCTTATCTTTTTTTGCTGCCTGTCGAATTTGATCTGCCAAATCGAAACTAATTCCTTCTTGGTCAGATAGGCGAGCGTCAATGTCGATGGCACATACCTCACCGCGTTCGTTCGGGTTATGCTGACTGACTCTGGCTGAATGGCGAGCATCACCAATCCATCCATCACTTGTGCGCTTGCGATCAGGGAAGCAGTCATTTACTTGTTCCCTAAAGGTTTCAGCAGCTTTAGATAACCAAGGCTTCATTAGCCAAGTAACAGTTTTGCTTCATCGGCAGTGATACCAAGACGATCAAGAATTGCTTGGCGTGCTGCTTCTTTTGCTTCTAAATCCTTTTTTTGTTGAATAATTTTTTCATCAAATATCTTAGCATCGGCAATTTCATCCGCAGTAGCATCACGAACAATTTCTTCGTTATTTGAACAATCTACAACTGTAACCTTAAATTTTGACATTATTTAACTCCATATAGAATTGCTGATCCTGCTGAATAAGTGACATTTTGTCCCAAATATAATGTAATGCTTGAAATTGCACTTGTGCTTTTGAAACCACCAGCCAGCAAAAATGAAGCTGAATTAGATGTTTCAAAATAACCATAACCTTCAAATGGCTTATACATTGTTGTACTTGCATAATTTTTAAAGATATAATACTGGATATTGTTAGCATTTGATGCAGCCATATTTGTAACATTTGCTGGAGCATTGATAACTGTATTGGAATCAGCGGAAGTACTAACAGTTCCATTATTATTTAAAATTTTTACAGAGTGACTTAATGTTGTTGAACCATTAGGTCTAATATCAATGCTTGTACTAAATGTAGGCCATGAAGCTCCAGCAATAACCAAAATTAAATCAGTATAAGTTTGCGGAATTGATGTGAGATCAGTTTGTCTATTTGATAAAGAAGTTGTTGAAATTGTTGTTATTGATGAAGTGCTAAGAGTAGCCCATTCTGGAGCGGTTGCACCGGAATTTACTTGTAATACTTGTCCTGCTGTGCCAAGACCTAATCTTGTTTTTACATTTGCAGTTGACGAACGATAAGCAAGATCACCGAGAGTAGTTTCTGGATTTAGATTTTTTGTTGTAGTATCAATTGCAGTTCCAAGCGAACGAATCGCTGCTGCGCCATCTTTGACCAGCGCGGTGTCATCTGGAGTAGTCCAGCTATAATTGGTGGTGGTTGCCATTTTATCCTTTTCCTATGCGACTATTGTAGCGTATTCCCATGTCAAAGTTGTGCTCAAAGTGTTCCAAGTCTCAACAATTGGAGTGGTATTCCAACGCATCGCCACTTGACTAAACTCAACAGGCGAAACATTGATTGTTAAAAACAGTTCATTAAATCGTGTGCTCCATGACCAGCCCTCAACATAACCCTCAAACTCGCCATTGGATATTTGAGTTGGCAGGTTTTTAATATTGACTGGCATTCCAATAAAGACACCCAGCAAATCATCACGATCAGCATTGTCAATTTCTGGGTTAGTTATCGGAAAAGTTATGGATTGAAATGATGGTTTTGGATAAGCTCTTTGAGCAATATAACGATCAGCGATTGCCTGAGCATCCACAGCTCCATGAATCCTAGAATTGATAGTTTCGGCTTTGTAGCCATAAAGCGCAATTGAAGCGGCATCACTAGCTGTTTTCTGTGATCCATAATTGTTGCCGTAATTTATGTAAATGTCATTTCTAACATCTGCTGAACGCATAACAGTTGAAAGGCCAGCACCTAAAGCTTGGTTTGCATCTAATTCAACATAACCATTAGTTAAAAGATAATTTTGCCTGTGGTCTGCATCTGCATAGCCAATGTTTCCCACATTATCTTCATAAATATATCCAAAGGCTGAATTAGCAATATCTGAAACAATGTTGTAAATCGTGTCGATTGTGCTTGGCTGATGTTGCATTGTGTAAAGACCGGGCTGATCTATTTCGCCTAATCCTAAATTAACTGCATTAGCCCAAGTTTCGGTTGCATTATATGTTGCCCATGTTGAAGCTGCTGGCACATCATTCCAACTTCCAAGCAATACGCTAGAAAGAATGTCATAGATTTGGTTGCCATCCTCATCCTGTGGAATGTTATCACCCCAAATTTCTTTGGCTAATTTGACGAGTGAACCCATAGCAATCAATGTGTATTCAATAACTGTTCCAACAGAACCAGTAGCACCAACTGCGACAGTTATATCAGTAATATCGCCACCAAATATGCTTACATAAGCAGCTGAACTATCTTTGACTTGTAGATCTAAACTGTCATTTATGTCAAAAGGTAATGTTTGACCATTCAATGCAACAAGGGTTATTTGCACATAAGATGGGCTTGGCTGAGTATAAATATCATCACGACCAGCCTGATGCTGAATGTCGCTAATTGCTATGTCAGTATAATCGACCCCACCGACAGTTAGTTTCCAATCTGGAGTCCATGCTGTCAATTTAGTCTAATTCCATTCCCACTAAATACTGGAACGCTTCGAGCTGCGCTTTGATTAATTACTTTTCCAACAGCTCTAGCTGCGCCTTCTCCATCAATAGCACTTACATAAATGTTAGTAACTGCTGGATTACCTGCGCCATAAGTAAAGTTTGATCCACCTCTTGGAACTGATGGAACGCTTGATCGACTTGCAGATGGAGCAGGATTTGGTATTGATCCGATATTTACGCCAGGAATTATGTTAACCACTCTTATTAATTCATTTGCAAGTGATACAACCAATCCAATTGCTTCTCTAATAAATGTAATAAATCCTTGAACAATTCCAATAACGCTGCTAATTGCTTTTCCAAATCCTTCGGCACTTCTCTGGGTTTCTGCCAAACCTGCACTTAATCCCTCGTCGCCAGTTAAACCAGCAATAAATCCATTTAATGCAGGAATACCCTGATCGTTTAAGAATGTTATAAATTTTTCAATTTGTGGTAATAAAGCAACTCCAAGACTTTCTTTTGCTTCATCAAATGCAACTTTAATTCGATCAATTTTGCCTTGAAATGTTTCAGCATTTGTAGATGCTGCGCCACCATATAAATCAGCCAATGCCTGCTGTATTTCTGTAAATGACATTGTTTTTAATTCAGCAGCTGATAAACCAAGTCCTAATCTACCTAAAGCAGTTGTTTGTCCATCATGAGCA